GCAAAGGGACACTTCAATAAAAATATATAGTTATCTTCCCTAAATGTTTTAATTTCATTTTTTTTAATAAACAATACAATGTATCATATAAATTAAATATTACCGTTTGGGGATTTATCATCCCTGGATTAAAATCCAGAGCTTTCCCAATCACCTTTTTGTAAAATTTCTTGTCTTGATAACATCATTGTGCGAAATAACGAGTTCAAGATCAAACGAACTCGATGTATCAGGTGGTGTAATGGTTTTCTTCAAATATAGATTTGTTTCCTCAATATTAAAATCGGCTATTTCGACAGGAGTATTGTTATTAATTTTATAAGTGATGTGAACCATTTTGTTTTATTGTGTTTTACAAAATGAATATATGTATGTTTTAAGTTGAATTATATGATAGATAAGACAAAATATATTACTTTTCATTTTTTTATGAAAAATGAAATAAAATAATATAGATATTTAACAAAAATAAAACTTAATTATTTATTTATTTAATTATATGAAAATCATTTTGTTTTTCATATAATATAATATAATATAGTAAACTATATAAATGGAAAATTACACGACTTCAACAAGACTAACAAGATTATTTTATTTAATTGTCAGTTTTTTAATATTATGGTTGTTGATTTATTGCTTATTCCCAGCATTCATGTTCATTGTCATAATATTGTTCGTCATATTCATAATACTCTGGATATTGAATCTTGTTTAAAATAATTAAAAATAATTGAAATAATTTGATTATGACATTATTCATAAAGTAACACTGTTTTTACTGTAATTATTACAATAAATGTCGCGATTGCTTACATTCAAACATGCGTTTAAATGCATGTTTAAATCTATATATCCCGATATGAAGTGTTTTCATATATATGAGATTATTATATTATTCATATTATTTAGTCTTGTTATTTCTTTTTCTGTAATTGATTTCAATGTACTTATTCATGAAAATAATAATAAAAATGTCAGTTTGATTGGATTCACAACATGTATTAATGAGGGAAATAGTCAATGGCAATGCTCGATTATGACGTTAAGTGGTGTTGCGAGTTTTACGGGAATAATGGCGGTTATATTAACGAGCAAAAGAAAAATTAGTACATTTTTTTGGGGAATTATTAACAATTTTGTACTGGGTCTTTTCGCATTTTCATATGGCTATGCTGGGAATGCCCAGATATATATTTTTTTCGCTACCCCTCTTCAATTCATTGGCTTATTTATGTGGTATAATGCAAATCAAACAAATCAAACAAATCAAACAGACCAAACAAATCAAACAAATGGTCAAATAGATATAAATATTGAAGTAAAAAAATTAAGTTGGTTAAAGCGCTTGATATACCTAATAATATTTTTGGTTATTGGTGTATGTTTTTATTTTGAAATACCTGCTTTTTCAAAAGCCCTCACCGGTGTCTACCCGTACGAAACAAAAATCGTACCACACATTTTAGATGCTGTATCGAATTCCGCGATCATAATGGGAAATGTATTAATGTTAGTACAATGTATAGAGCAATGGCCCGTATGGTTTTTACTCGATTGTATTGTAATTACGATGTATTCGGGAATTGGGAACGAACCTGACTTCAATATACTTTTAATGGCATGTGTTTACTTGCTGAATTCATTATATGGTTTTGCATTATGGTTTAAAATTTATATGAAACAAAATCAACAAATACAAATGACATCTACCACTGTTTAATTTATTAAAAATAAAAAAATAAAAATAAAAAAAAATAAAAAATTAGTCATCATCCTCATCATCGGATCTGTTGACACGCATTGAACTGATTGCCTTAATGACAGACTTCTGGATGAAGGACAACACATCAGCATCAGTTCTTGTATCAGAATAGTCGTCCTCACAAATCTCCAAGATTGCTGAGTTTCCACCCAACAGAACCTTCCACATATCCAATGCCTTTGCGACTGTCTCCTCGCAATCGTCATCATGTGTTGCGAAATCCTTGCGCGCGAGCTCCTTATGGCAAACGTCGCACTCAACGACCCTGTTCTTGCACCACTCAATATGATCATCGTTATCACCGTCGTCTTCATTGCCCCAACCATCATAAGCCCCATCGATGTTACCCTCCACGACACCGCTCTTGAACGATCCGTTGCAAAGATGACATCTGGTTATACGAAACTGACATGAAGTCGAAAGATGGTTCATTCTTGTGTCCAGAGTTCCGACGAAGTCACATGTGTTGTTCGGGCACTTGTAGTAGGCACATGCAGTAATGTGTGCTCCCTTGCCACCATTCTTGTACTGAAAAGTACAACCGTGACTCTTGTTATCGCAATCATACAGTTGATTGTGCCAATTCATGTGAACGTTAAACTGCGACAATGGAAGCATCTTCTCACAGACCTCATACTTCTTGGTCAGATAATGTGGGCACGTCCTCTGGTGATCGAAGACATCAGCCATCTTGCCATTAAAACGGCAAGAGTGACGTCCACGACATCTGAACCTCACACAAACATTGTGCTCATGTGCGCGGGTCTCCTCCTGAGTACTTCCAACGAAGTTGCATCCGAGGTTGGAGTTCGTACAGTAAAACGTAGTACGAGTCTTGTTTCCGTAAGTGTACTGAAAGTTGGCAATGGGATGAGCACGCTGTCTGTACATCTTTTGTTGAATTGGATTAAAAACTTGAGATAAAGTTGGTGAGAAAAAGAGAAAAATGCTTTGAATCAGAAAATTGTCTTTCCTGTAGATTACTAAATGTCAAAATGATAAGAAATATACAATCATTTTCTTTATTCAACTTTTTGTTTGTTAAATATTTAGGATAAATTAAGGTTCTCAATTGCTTCTTGAACATCATCCACATTCTTAGCGTTGATTGTCTGATCTTGAATTTGTTTGATTGTCATAGAAACTTCATCGAAAAATCTGAAGCAGTTGGTTCGACCGATTCCGTTCCATGGAAGAGTGAAGACAATATTAGGCCTAAACGCATTACCAGATTCTACTTTGACAGTCATTTTTGAAGTCAAATTAGCGAAATTAACACCATCTGGCAAAAACGAAAACAATGACTTCTTTCCTGTAATTGCAATTTGTTTTTCGATGGTGTTGCTCATTCGGACTGCATCTACTTCTGTAATCAACTTATTTCTAATTGAATGAACTGAGATAACAAAAGCCTTTTTCATTTCTGGACATTCAAGTTGGGAAATTCCTTGGAACAAAGACATCACTGTGTCGATAATAACAATCTTACCTTTCTGCAAATTTGAACTAAGTTGTTTTTTCATTTCTTCATTCACAATACGACTGTTATCTTTTTTGTTCTTATCAAATTCTTCATACAATTTCGCATAAACATCGCCTGGAGGTTTTTCCGTAATTGGATCAATGTTTAATTTCTTGGCCATTTCTTGGCAAATAATTAGATCACGCTCAATACTCCAAAATTCAACTCCCTGCTCGGTGAAGATTTGTTCGATTTCTTTTCTCAGTGTCGACTTACCATCGCCAGACATTCCATTGATTTGTACAACGACATTCCTGTAATTGTATTTGTTGAAAAAGCTCTTGAAACTAAACGGTTCAAATACTAAATGTCTGAAAATACCTCGTGATTCCAAAAACTTATCATGTGGTTCTTTGTCTCTCAATTCATCTTTACGAATTGCTCCAAAATGATCGCCATAACTCAACCTAAGGAGCAAGTGCTTAACCAAATCGGTTTCAGCGCGAAGAAGTTCTGTACGTTTTAGATCAAATCCTTCGAATTCAATGGAATGATATCCACACATGTGTACACAAATTGTTCGACAAATATCAGTCCATTCGTTTTGTGTGATCAAATCAGCAAATTGATCATTCTCACCTGACCATGCATTTGCCAAAACGCCAGAACCCATTTCGCCATGGAAAGGAAATGCTGTGAATTTTTTTCCGTCTTTTTTAGAAATAAATTGTACGGTTGGAACTTTACCGATATCATGAACAAGTGCAGTAAATCCGGCCAAAATCTTCAATCTGCTTGTATCTGTTTCTTCACAGTACATGATTGTGTTCAACATTGCTAACACAAGATGTTCAAACAATGTCTCGTCGTGATATTCACAACAAAATCCGTTCTTACTATGAACATCATTGTTATGAATGGACATAATTAAATCGAACAACGTTGTCATTTTCATTTCTTGAACTCCGTTGTCGATATTCAAATAATTAAATGGAACAATAATAATTTTTCCAATTACCTTGAGAACATGATACAAGTCACTATTGTTTGGAATATTTTGAAATGCAACTTTGTTATCAACTGAATAATGAGCAATAATCGCATCAACAGCTGCTATGATGTCATCTTGTGATTCCATTTGAAGACTCATAAAAGTCAGTAGATCGACACACAAATCCTCCAAACCTGCCATTGTTTAATCTTTTAGTTTAAATTTAGTTTCTTTAAGAAAGAGTAATTAACACAAGATAGTTAAGACTGTACAGAACAATAATGATTTCAATTTTTAATAAATATTTGTATAGAAAAAATTGATAAATCATATTTATTGTTAATTCCATATATATTCTATCTATATTAATCTTCAGATAGTACAACTATCCATTTATTAAGCTATCGAACAAGCAAATAACAAGCAAATAACAAGCAAATAACAAACCAACAAACACACCAAACGACAAAATCAATGCCGTCAATTTGCGACTATGTGAATGATTTGGAGAAGATGTTTTGTGTAATGGAGAAGAAGAGTGAGCTGGAGAAGAAGAGAGATGAACTAGAAAAAAACATGGAGATTCCGGAAACCCCATTGGGAAATTTGCTCAATGCTCTGGATCGAGCATTTTTTCCCAAACCAGAAAAGAATCAGGATGTTTTCAAGAAAATTTGTGATCATTTCAACGAGAAACTCATTCGTTGTGTTTGTCCCGCTAGTCTGATGAACACACCATTTTCTGAACGCTTCCTGATCATCAAGTATTTCGACCACTGTAGAATTTGGGACAAGTGGGCTCGCCAATGTCGCGGTGTTATTCTTTACAAGAATGATGATGGAAAGTGGGTGTTTTTCCGTTATCTTCTTCCGCGTGGTGCTGAGCTGCTCACGGGATTCCACGTGGAAAATGGAATCGACAACACCGACAACTGCGGTGCCAATGATGCAAAGGGGCTATCTCCAGCACAAACTGAGATCATGGCCAAGTTGATGAAAAAGGAAAAGATTTCCGGTGTTCTTTCATTCAAGGTTGATGGTTCTCTTCTTGGTGTCAACTTGTACTCGCGGAATGGAAAGTTCTCTGATGTCGCAAAGAATATAATCGAAGCATCAGGTGATCCATTTGCTCGAACTGTTCTCAAGAAGGCGGAAGATCTCGCTATGCCATTCATTCCTATTCTTTCGACTCAAGGCTCACTACTAATCGGAAAGGATATGGTGGACTACATGGTCACTGCAATTCTTTCCGAAATCTTGGGAACTTCGGAATTTTATCATCTAGTTTCCAAGAACGAAATTTCCGCGATCGATTTGTTTGGACAAGTTTCCGATCTGTTTTTCCATCAACTTTCGAATCTTTGGAACCAAACCGTCAACAAATACGGAAACTATGACGTATTCACATTCTCTGCAGAGGCCGTGTGCAAGAATAAGACGACTGCATGGACAAACAATCCAAACAGTTATCATCGCGAACTGACTATCGCATACCCTTTTGCAGGAATTCGATTCCTTGGGTTGAGTTTTGCATCAAATGAGGACACTGATGTTAAGTTTGTCCCACATTTTGAGTTTTCGAATATCATTCTTTCATCGGGCTTCAAGGAACCAGCCTTTTGGAACATCGAACACACTGCACAAATTGATGGAATGATGGCAGCTTTGGGTGATATCATCTGGAAGCGAAATGGAATGAACGTGGACCAATTCTACGAAATGTTCCGTCCTGAAAACTACCAAAGTGTAACCGCACCTGGCATTACTCGTTTCGTGGACTATGAAGGATTTATTTTCTGTGTTCAAATTGGTGAATCTGATTCTGTTCCTGAATACGAATGTGACAAGATTAAGACACCCGAATACTACAAGGGTCACAAGATGAAGGAGGAAAATGTCGCTTATCTTCTCAAGCTCGCAGAAGTTGCAGGAGATGTCTTTCCCATTGCTCGAACTGTTTCGATGTTCTACAACAACTCGCAATCTATTCTTGAGCAGCTTTGTGAGAGTGTTTTGGTGGAGATCGGAAAGCCAGTCGATGAAAACAGTCTGTATTCTGGTTTGAATGAGAAGGCAAAGGGTTCTTTCGAAAAGCAGAAGATCGATGTTCAATCAAAGATGTTAATCGCAGCATCGTCCACTTCTGGCGAAATCATTTACAATGTTTTCGAGAAGTCCTTTCCAGAAATCTCCTCTTCATCATATAAGCACGAAGAGATTGTTGCTTTCCTTCGAGGTATTGTGATGGATATTTCTCCTTGGAAGGGATCGTATTCAGGAATTATCGAGAACATGCGGAACACCAAGGACAGGCGAATTGGTCAACTGTTTGACATCATGAATTCTGCAGCATTCATGTAACTTTTTTTATTTGATTTAATTTTATTTTATTATTTGGATTTTATTTATAAGTTATATAATGAAAATATATACTATCGGTCATTCAACACATCCGATCGATGAATTTATTGAGATATTACAAAATTATAAAATTAATTTATTAGTTGATGTTCGTTCGGTACCTCATTCACGTTATAATCCCCAATTTGATATTGAATCAATGAGTAAATCCCTACCTGAATCGGGCATTAAATATATTCATTTAGCATCGCTCGGAGGATTCAGAACACCTTTGAAAGACAGTAAAAATTCAGCATGGAAAAATAAAAGATTTAGAGGTTATGCAGATTACATGCAAACGACCGATTATTTGTTGGGATTAAAAGAATTAATAAAATTGGGAACCAAGTATAATGTCGTAATATGTTGTTCAGAAGCTGTACCATGGCGTTGTCATCGTAGTTTAATAGCCGATTCGTTAATAATAAGAGGCATAACAGTTATTGATATTTACAATGTTAATGTAAGTAAGGAGCATAATTTAACGTCATTTGCTAAAGTTAAGGGTGATATCATAACTTATCCATCGGAAAAATAAATAAAAAATTATTTTAAAAATATGTTTTGTAATAAATTAAATTTTACACGGGCTTTTTGTAATATATTTAGAATCAGAAATTAGTTCCATTAATTATTCAATTTTTAATTTTCTTTTCATGTTCTTTCAATAATTTATAAGTAATCCAAAATCCTTTGTTGGAATTAATCAATTTATCATATGATTCCTGTACGATCATTACTTTACTTTCATCATCTTGGATTCTGTTTGAATCTAGCACTTGCCGTACAAACACAAGATCCGTTCTATCATTCCCAGTAAGTTTATATGATGTACCTAGAATTATATTTATTTGTTTTTCAGCATCTCGTAATTCATTAAATTCAGTTTGTACCACAGCCATTATACTATTAAATATTGGTTTAACATCATTAATTGACTTTATTCTCCATATACATTCTTTATGATCTTTTTGACTCTTTTGGTTAATTAATTCGAGATATGACAAATCTTCTTCAAATTTGTGTTTTTTCCATGAACTTATTTCTTCCTGATCGCATGGTATATACATTGCAATATCTCCAATTAATTTAACACCAAAAGATAAACTAGAAAAATTCCATGTTTCCTTAAAAAGTTTAATTGTGTAATCATCAAAAATTTTTGTATATTCTTTTTCCCGAACATAATCGACTGACATCACAACAACAAAGTCTTCGGAATGATTTTGTTTCAATGTAAATTCTATTGATTTTTTCTTTTTAAATATTCCCCTTTTTTTATATTTATACATTCCCTTGTGTTCATATTCTATATTCGTCGTCTCTCTATTCACACAAACAAAATGAAATGTATTATTATCACATAATTTTAATGTATATTTTATATTACCATCAAACCCAAGTAAATACATTATAATAAGTATGTTATGATAAATGAACTTACACAGCTGAAATAATAATATAATAAGTCAATTTTTTATTTAATTGATTTTATGAGACTAAATAAACAAATTGTAAATTATCGAACACTGTTCATGGCCTTAACATAATCGATAAATGCTAATCTGGCAAATTCATCACAAACAACGTTACATTGTCTATACCCATCAATTTCAACACATACTTTTATCGCCGTATTTTTATCATTAAAATGCCTGTAAGGACACTCATTTGATTTAATAATTGTTGTATTTATGTTAACATATCTTCGTCTTCCAAACATGCTGATATAGTGATTTGATATTTGATATTTCATAATATTTATAAATTAATACCATCAATAAATAAATCAATCAATTTTTATAATTTTATAAATCATTGAAATCATTTAGACTAATTCTGTCATCACTCAGAACATCATTGTCATCATTATCATTATCGCTAATTGTATCTAAATCGTGATCTTCGTAATCATATATGTCGTCACTTATTTCTTTTAGTATTACTCCTCCATTACCATCCATAAGATTCACATCCAGATCGTCACAAAATTCATCTATTGGTATTTTTATATCAATATATTCTCTGAATTTATCAAATAATATTTTTTTAAGTTTATCTCTTTCTGTTTGTGAGTAATTTATTTCAGTCATCATTTTATAAACATCAAACATCTCTGTCATTTCAGAAACATCAATCTCATCATTCTCATTATTTACTTTACTTGATTTCTTTTTAGAACCCTTTTTGGAACCCTTTTTGGAACCCTTTTTAGATCCTTTCGAAACCTTTTTTAAAGTCTTTTTAGAAGTTTTTTTAGATTCCTTTTTTGAGTTCGTCGACGATTTTTTTGATTTGTCTAATTTGTTATATATTTTTTTACTTAATTTTTTTGGTTCCACTGAATCATTTAATTCCGATGATTCGAATACCTCAGATGATCCAGATGATTCCGATGATTCATTTTTTTTGTTTACTTCTACTTTAATTTCTGCTTGTTTATCCTTTGTTGATTTGACTAATTTGATCGGTTTGTTGAGTTTACTTTTTTGTAAATTTACTTCATTATCAAAAAATTTCATAACTTCCTCATCGGACAATCCAAATTTTTTACTTAATTCCTCAGTACTATGAGCTTTATTTATAATTAATTCATAAATGAGTTTTTGACGTTTGAACTGAATAGCTAATGGGGTTCGTTTTAATTTCTCTCCTATTTCCTCAAGAGATTTTGAATCCAATAACATCTCGATACATGTATTTATATCAGCATCATTCCATCGCTTTTTATTCAAATCGGCCATTATATTTAATGTGTTTAATATATTGATTATTTAATATTATCATATTAAATAATCGTAAATAGGTTATCATGGTCATCAGTTAGTTATTCAATATTTTATGTAGCCAAAACATCAATAAAACCTTGATTTATTTCCATTTTTGCTTCAAGATGATCTATCATTTCATAACCTAATTTTACATAAAAGTGCTCAGGAAATGGAATTTCTAATATTATTTCCGAATCTGATGACATTTCTATTTTAATATATCCATTTAAAATTCTTTCCAATTCGTAATCGATTACATCGGGAATAACAGCTCTATCTGTAATCTTTGTAATCTTTTTAGTTGTACTGACCTTATCATCATCAACAGAAATATTTGTTGGAATTATGTCAGTCACACATGAGTTATCACATAAGTTAGCATCCGTTTGTGAATCATGTAAATTATCAATCATAGTTTGAACCACTCGGACAGTATTTGTTTCAGTTTTCGTATCTTCTATCGTTTGTTTTCGATTAAATTTTTGTCTAGATTTTTGTTTATCGCATTTATATTTTCTTCTGCCCATCAACTTAAGTACACGTACTATAATATTGATTTATATAATTATATCCCCAAAGGATATATTTTACATTATACATAATTAAATTATTTAAAAAATATTTATGACACAAAAGGTGATTGTCTCAGTATAATTCCAGTGATTTTATTTTTAGAATCAGTTGTTAAAATTATATCAAATGAATATCTGCCACCGAGTGTATTAAGATTCTTTTTGTACGTAATAGTATTATAAGGTATTGACGTACTGAATGGGGGAGTAATATATCTTCCATTTTGATCTATTAATGCTCTAAACAAATCCATCAAGACTGCTCTATTAACGTTACCAATGAGCGTCCAAAACAATCCCTTTGCTGGAGGCGAATATTCTGATTCTACTGGTAACGATTTCACGTAAATTTTTACACAGATATCATTTGCGAATAAATTTTTGAATTCATTAAAAGGTTTAACATTACATAGTTTGCTCATATACCAATCATTCAATTTATTAACAAAAATTGTAACTGATTTTTTATCCATTTCGACGTTTTTTACATAAGTCAAAATGTTTTGTGCATTAGTCAAAACTGTTTCAGCGATTGTAATTATTTCGGCGTCAATTTCTGCCAACTTTGATGGATTTATTTTAATATCTTCAACTGTTTTATCGTATTGTTGTTGTGCTAAGTTCACGAGTTCTTTTGCAGCAATTAGTGATGTCATGGGTTCATTAATAGATGTAGGTACTAATGGACTTCTTGTTTCTCCCACTAAAATGTCTCTTACAATTAAAAGACTTTCATATATACCTTCATCATTCTCAAAATTTGTTATGGTTTGGTTATCATCCATATAATCGTGATTTACAACAACTAAATATTTAGAAAATAAATCTATATCTCTATTTATTTTGCTATTTATTTTGTCTAATATAATAGAATTTTCCGTATTTGATAATAAATGTTTTAATTCGTATTCCATTTGCTTCTCGACAATAGTATCATTTTCTGCAATAATTTCGCATTGAAGTTCATGGGATTCTTGGTATTCTTGTGTATTTTCACCAATAGATTGATCATCAAATTGATTATCAGATTTTAGTTCTTGTAATATTCCAACTATTTCTTCTTCGAACAATTCGTTCAAATCTAACTCTTGAAATTCATCAGATGCAAATATATTGGGCAAATTTTCTTGTAAATCAATTACAACATTTGTTGTGATCTCAACTTTTGTGTCAATAATTTCAAAGGGCACCGTATCCATCACCCCTTTAGAAGAGGAGTCAGGAGATACTTCAATTACTTCCGATACCGGAATTTCTTCATTGATAGTGGGTAATTTCGTTACCTCTCGTACCGAAGAAAGTCTCTTATTTCTGATGCGTCTCTTTTTTTTATTTGTTATGTATTTCATTATATGTATATTAAAAATATACATATAATATTGTGATGGGGTGGTAACAAATACTATTCGGGTAATTTATTGAAAAATTGAATATAAACATATACTGATCGGATATAATATAATTATAAAAAATGAATAACACCTAATACCAATAAAATGGAATTTCTTTCAAATATATTTAAAAAACAAGATAATCCTCCTGCTTATAATGAAATGGGAATTGTTTGTCCAAAAGATAATGAACAAAATCTTGATGAAAAAATTCCTCCCTATACATCTGGTAGAGTAAACAAACAATTTCTTGTCGATATGATGAATCAAAGAGAACAAACTCTCATCAAAGATATTTATGATATTACAGAAAAAAAAATTAATGAAATTATTAAGGATACATTAGAAAACAAAATAATGCGTATAGCATTGGTAACAACAATTGGTCAAATAAGTGCAAGTGATAGCATAAGTTTCGAAATTGTTGATGAAAATTTAAAGAAAATCAATAAAACAAACGGGGAAACATTTATAGGTCCCTGTTGCTCCGGAAGATCTATTATTATTATTTGTAAAAATGATAATGTTAGGGATATTGTTTGTGATATTATTAATAAAAATTATCTATGTGTGAAATTTTCTATCAAAACACTAAGTGAATATATAATTAAAGATTCGCTCGCTAGCAAATATTCGATTTCTAATAAAAAAAGTTGTCCAGAACGTCTGTTTTATTTTACGTACGAACTTCTTTATAATGATAAGGAATTTTTTTCATACTATAATAATAACGCAACTAAATTCGCTGTTGAAGAAATTACAAAAATAGAAGATGAATTAATTAAAGCTGCAGAAAACAGAACAACTAATTATAAATATAAAAACACCAATGCAGAGGTTGTATATGAGTACATAAAATTTAATAACATATTTGATTTCACTATAGAATTGTCACAAGATGAAAATAACACAATTATTTTTTCATGGACTTAATTTTTATTTTTTATTTATCATCTGGTGATTCAGCTCTGTATTTTTTGAGTCTATCATATGATTCCCAAAAGTTTCTAGAGGAATCCAGATGATTATACAAATTACGAACAGTTACGTATTTTTCACTCTGGGAAGTTTCTTTTTCAATCATTGTATGAACTTTATTGAGATCTTTTCCTGCAATAAGATTCAATTGTGTTCCCAACAAGTTATTGATTTGTTTTCCATCGTTATGTAGCTCGAGTAATTTTAATTGTGATATGTGACTAACCGTATATAGTATTGGATCAATATCATTAACGGATTCAACAACCCATCTCCTTTCATTTTTTGGAACCAATTGAAGCAAATCAATTTCTTCTTCGAATGAATTAACCGATTTTTTTTCTTTTTCTGTTCTAAAATGTGATTTAAACATTACCAATTTTCTAACAGTATTCGATGATAAACTTGGTTTAAATGGCAAAGACAAAAATTCCCATGATTCACTGAATACATACATTTTTTCGCCATCAAAAATTTTAGTGAATAATTTTCTGCGTTTAATAACTACAGGTACAGTCTCCGATGGTGATGACATATTTTCATATGTAAATTCTATCATTTCTTGTTTACTCATAAAATTCCTTCTAAGTTTGTATGTTCCTTTGAATTCGAATAAAAAATCCACATGGATGAAAAATTCAAATGAACCATTTTTTTGCAAAAGCAACGAATACACTAATTCATTTCCTGGAGAGAATGCCTTTAGATAAGTACCCATGATTTTTAACTGATATTAATTGTTATTTTTGCTATGTTGGACGATGAGCTGTATAATACAGTTTAACAAAAAATAAGTATACTTCAGAGCAAAAATATATGAATATACCATGAATTAACTAAATCAATTTTTCAATATTTGATTTATTTTGCAAAAATTACAAAATTTTATAAACAAACTGTATTCATGGACGAAATAATATTATTTATATCATTATCATAATCCATGTCAGTGCAATCCATTAGATTCGCATCATTTTTTATATTTTTAATATCAACCATATCGTTATGTAAATTATTCGATGAAAATATATAGTCTTTCGTTATCTGTACAACAAAATTATAGCAGTCAACTAATTGTTTATAATTTTGCATATCAATTGCTATGACAGTTCCTCTAGAAAATATATATATAGAACACTGTTTAGTATTTGCTTCCATATTGTCTTTTTGGTCATCATACGAATATTTAATATGTAAACATGTTAATTCAGTATTAATTCCTACTGATACCATTGACATACATTGATGTTTGTGTTCGATTAACATTCTGTGTAAATCATATAGATCAATAAGATGACTACCATCATCATTGAACAATTTATATATTCCACCAATATGTTTAATATCAATGGTACCAATGTTTTTAATATCCAATGGATTGAAATACGACGAGTATGTTGCCATATTGTAATTTTTAAACATTGTATATAATATTTCAATAGATTGAATAATACATGTCATATTTTTTGCGCAAATATCAATTGATCCGTTCTTTATTAATGTAATATTAACTTGTAATCCACTCGCAAAAACTTTTAATAAAATCTGATCTTCCTTAATATATTCACCTATTTCAATATTACGCAATTGATCACAATTTTTATTTGTAATCAAAATATAATAAATCATGTCAGTAAAATTATCGGGAACACATTTGAGTTTACATTTAACTAACATATTAAATGTACTAATATTTTTAGGTAACGACTCATCTATCTTATCAAACGACATCATTTATTAAATTATTTATTAATTATTTATTTACAATATATCATAAATAATTAACAAATCAGTTTTTTTAAAAATTGATATAAATTCATTATATACTTTTATTATGATAAATCAATTAAAATATTAAATAAAAATTAAAAAATCATATAAATAATAAGGGCATGTGCGATGTTATAATAAATGATTCTGTTAATGATATCGACATCGAAAGAATTGAAAAAAAATGCAGAGAACAAAATCATTTGAGTCAAACGGAATTACTCAAACAACGTATTTTTGAAGATGAAGTAGTTCTTAAACAACATGGAATTACTTTCAAACAACTGGAAGACTTTTTTGAAAAAATTATATATCACATGGGAACTAAATCTTTCAAAAGTTATTCTCCGACAGAAAAAGAATTTCAAGAACTTCAAAAATATCAAATTGGTAGTACTGGTTGGTGTTTATGGAATATACAATACAACTTATTATTTAATGATAGATTTTTGTGTGTTAAAATAACGTGGGGTGGTGCTGAACTATGTCCTTTTCAATCAGTTCATGATAAAAAATATCATGGTTACGAATACGGTAGTCATGATTGGATATTTATTGATAGAGTCACTTTAGAATCAATACATATCGGAGATCTTTTATTTCATCAGATAACAAAACATCATTTTTTCCAAAGTCCTGGTCCTTATCGTGTTGATCCTCTTAAATTAATAAAATTTTTTAATCTCAGACCTAATAAAGATTATTCAACATCGTTCGATAATAAATATGCATGGTCATCAAAACATTCCGGATCTTGTTCGAAAACACATTTTCCTGACAGAGTTTATTTACTGGAAGATTATACAAAATTTGCTTCAGATGAAGACAAAAAATCAGTTATCACAATGATACATGAAAGACAAGGTCTAAATGAAGTATACTATAATGATGAAAATGCTATATTGATTATTAATGATCCGACAAATCTCCCGGAAACGCTTAATGGTTTAAAATATTCTGAATGGTCGGATGATTCAATCGGTTACACCTTTTACACAAAAACTTTATATAAAACAATAACTCCCGAGGAAGAAATTACTGAGTGGATTAGTAAATCGATTCCTGTAGAATTAAAGGTTCTTAATTAAATTATTTCAAATTAAGATTTTTGTTTAAGATATTTGTGTTTATATTTTTTGTATTTTTTATAATAACTACCTCCTTCCTTATTATTATTATTATTATTATTATTATTATTGTTATTATTTTTGCCAATAAATTTATTTATAATTGTATCTATTTCTGTTAATATATTACTTTCTGGCATAATAGTATATTGTTGATTATCGGAATATTTTTGTTTAAGATCGTTATCTAAACTAAATAAATCATAATAATTAACCGGAAATTTTTTAACATCAAGTTTGTATTCAACTAAATAATCGATATATTTTGGAAATTCAGATTTGTATAAACTAAATAATTCATCACTGTTTTTTATGATTGTTTGTAACCTTTTATTATTAATATTTCTATATAATTCATGCACCGGAACATCTATGTAATAGCCAGATGATAATGGTATTCCATCAGTAAAATTTTTAATAAATCTTTCGGTGTAATCCCCGATGAAAATAATTATGTTGTCTGGATTATTTTTAATTATTTCATTTCGTTTCATTATGACGAGTTCCACATGCATTTCGTCACTGAGTGTTTTTTTCTCGTTATTTCTAATAAATTTTTTGAAATCATTACTATTATCAAATAACTCTATGAGGGAATCATTTATTAACTCATCTGTGCTTATTATGTTTATATTTTTATAATTATTTTTACTATCGACATTATTATTGTATAATGATTTTAAAGTTTGATACAAATCACTTGTATCGAGCCCTGTTATATGTATTATTTCTGACATTAATATATATTAAAATACATATTAAAACATAAACAAATTTTGGCTTCATAAATCAGCCATTCATTTTCTTTCGAAGACAATATGATTTTTATCATCCTCATAACCGTAATCGTGGCCATAGCCAGCAGTAAATGACGGTGTAATCATGTAAGTCTGCCCCTCAATTTTTACACGGCTTTTGTCCGGAAAAAGTGGGTCGTAAGCATTTTTGTAATCAGGGCACGTTGTTGAAATATCAACAGTAAAAGTACCGCGATCCGAAGCGTCAAATGCTTTGAGGTATTGTGTCTTGAATTGTTGTAGAACAAGTGGTCTACACATCTGACGACTTTCTTCAGCTTTTTGTGCATTAATTTTCTTTGCAGATTCTAGAATATTTTCTTGAATCTGATGTTCTTGCATAAATTTTGCGCGTCTAACCAAATCTTGTGGAAGAATCGGAATATTAAACTGACTCATTTTATATCCAGATGCTTATAAAAATCTGTGAGGAAGGATGGTTAATACTTTAATTTATAGAATTAGTAATATATTATAATTATCAATTTTTTAATTAGTACTCAGACACAATATATAAAAAAGATGAATATTACAATACATAATATGTTTATTGTAATAATATCAACAAATCAAAATAATAAAAATAATCAAAATAATTAACGATGTCATTGCAGGTTAACAAACGTGATGCTGGTCTGATTGCTGGAGGATTTGTTGCTGGCTATATGTTAAAATCCAATTCTTTGATGAAATTGCTGGCGATGTATGGAGCTACAGTATATGCTTCTCGTTCTGCAATTTCGTTACTCATGGCGCATAGTAATGAAAATCTTTGTAAGGTCCTCAATAGACATTACGGGATAAATGTTTTTAACAGCAGCGATATGCATTTTGAATACAATAGCTTTTATAACAATGTAACTGTCAGGAGAAGTTTAACAGGAAAAGTATTAACAGATAAAGATGTTATTATTAATAATTTAAGAAATGCTTTCAATATACTTTTATTTTTTGATATTTTTTATCATATTTTTCCGTTGAAAGTTACTTTTGAATAAACAAAAAATTGAACATTTGTGTTGTTGATATCATTATATTATTTTTTTATATATTAAACAAAATTAAATCCACAATAATACAATGGATTACATCACGGCATTATTCAAACAAACTCAAAACAAACAAGAAATAAACAAAGTAGACGATGAATCAAAATTGACTGAGTTAGTTGAGTGTAATAAAAAAGTCGATTATGTTTCCGAGCCAAAAATACCGAGTAATAATATAATCTCTGATGATATATCAGACTTTTTAATTCATGAAACGTATGGTCAAATTACTCACGATGTTTTATGTAGCATTGTTGATAATTGCAAGAAGCAAACTAGCGATGTAAATGTTGAGAAGTTAACAGAAAAAATAAAAGATGCTATTGTTCACGGTATTAAAGCAACCGTATTTCACAAATTTATGAGAATGATAATCGATGTTAGAATCGGTCCCGTTGAAAATAAATTAGATCTTAAAGTTAATAAACTGAGCGAGACATCTATTCGTATTGGGAAGAATGGAAATAGGCAAAATGGAACATTATTAATATTTACTGTTAATAATGTATTTATGTCTGAAATAGTTCAGAACATAATTAGTAAAAATATATGTGTTGTTCATATGATAAAGAAAAAAGATCCAAATGAAATTTTCTGGTACGGTGATGAAACTAAATATACTTTGTTACATTTGACGTATCAAAAAATATTACAAGGTGGTGACACAATTATTAAACTCCTTGAGACCGAAGAAAATATTACGTACGTTAAGAAAGAATTACTTGATATACAAAACTGTTTAATTGATAGAGCAATGATCGGATTACAATGGTATGAAGTAGAAAGTAAATATGCTGAATTTATTTACTCATACATTGAACAATATAATTTATTCAAAGTTAAATATGAACTAAAGGATTCAAACACACTATCTTTCAGCTGGAATAAACAAAAATAGTAATTATTTTATTCTGTTACGGGTATATCATTTTCTTGATAGAATTTTAAATTATAGCCGAACTTTGATTTATGAATACCTTTACATATACGTAAAATAGATGAGTTGTCCATATTTAATTCTTTGCCTGCTTCGCTTGCTGATTTAAATAATTTAATTAATTTATTTTCTGAATCAAATTGTGCTATTTTTTTCACTAATTGTTTAGATTTATTTGTTGTAGTATTTTTTACTTCGATTGATTTCAATTTGTTATCGATGTCATTTGATTTAGTTTCGTTTTCTTCATAAAATTTTAAATTATACCCGAATTTAGATTTATTGATACCTTTACATATTCGCAAAATAGATGTACAATCATTATTTAATGCTTTTGCCGCTTCCCTCGAAGATTTATATATTTTGATTAATTTGCCATCGGAATCATATTGTGCTATTTTTTTGACCGATATTTTTGATTTATTTATAATTATGTCATTATTGTTTTTAATGTCAATGGATTTTAAATTGTTGATCATGTCAATTGATTCATTTCCAGAATCTTCGTAAAATTTTAAATTATATCCGAATTTTGATTTGTAATTATTATTGCAAGCATTTAGTATAGTAGAATTATCAACATTTAATTCTTTTGCTGCTTCGGTTGCAGAAATGTATATTTTGATTAATTTATTTTCTGAATCATATTGTGCTATTTTCCTAATTGATTTTTTTAATCCTGTTTCAATGGCATGTATATTATTTTCTGAAACAGTAACCCATTCCAAATTATCCACATGATTATTTGATTTATTGCCGTCTTTATGATTTACAATAGTTGTATTCGGTTTTTTTTCTAAGAATGCATTGGCTACCATTGTGTGTACATATTTTAATCTTTTTCCCATTCCAAAAACAATGTATCCGGTTTTACACTTATGACATTTTAATATAATATTTTGTTTATTTATAATCCTACCATAATTAGATACTTTATATTTTGTTTCTTCGATATTTTTCCAGATTTCATTTTCCTTATTCTCAATATTCAAATCTTCATATTTCCAGTAATATTGATATGATCTTGTATCATTTCTTGCAGCTTCTCTTATATTATGAGACATTTTTTCCACATCGATAGTGTCCTTATATATTTCTTTTGCTGCATCAACACTTGATTCATAAAATTTTAGTTTCTCTTTTGTAATTGGATCACATTTCCAAATACTTTTTAATGCCATATTCGGTTTTGTTTTTGTTTTATTATTAGATTGTTCTTTATGAGTAGCCCATCTTAAATTTTCTACTCTATTATCATTTCTTATTCTATTTATGTGATCTACTGATGGTTTATTTTCAGAATTTTCTATCCATGTCAACGCAACAATTCTATGAACGGCAAATTGTTTTGTATATTTTTCGTTTTTTATAGTTATACGTATATATCCCCCGCTATGTGGTGTTAATTTTAACAATTTATTTGTTTTAATATTTTTAATTTTTCCCATATTAGAACATTCATAGTCTAGAAATTCAGGTATTTGCTTCCATTGTTCTGTCATTATACATTATAAAATATATTGATCACCTTTTATGTGTATTACTATCCAAAAAAATTATGGTTTATAAAAAAATTAAGGACGAAGATATCCGGGGAAACGCGGGAATGCTGTCACATCGCGAATGCTATAAGCACCGAGAAGCCATGTAAGGAGACGTCCGACACCAAGTCCCATACCACTGGTTCGACAAAAACCATACTTACGAAGATCAAGATACTCACTGTAATCTTCGGGTTTGAGTTTAGATTCCAAAAGTCTCTGTCTAAGGCGATCATAGTCGTGTTCACGCACACCACTGCCAACAACTTCTCCCACTCCGGGTACTTCAACGTCACAGCCGAGAACACGAGACGAGTCTTCTGGGTCTTCTCCCATATAAAATGATTTGAATTCCTTAGGGAACTTGGTGAGGAAAACAATTTTTCCAATATGATCGATAAGTTTTCGCTCCTGTGCTTCTGGAATATCATCACGATCCCCGAAATGTTCCTTTGTTTCCTCATCTTTGTAAATTCCAAGTTCTCTACACATTTTGATAGCGTCTTTGTGTTCAATAACAACAATATCGTGAGTCATTTGCTCGAGCTTCACGACTCGGTCATAAACCTCAGGACCAAGTTCTTTGAGAGTTTTTTCGGCGAAAATTAGAAAATATTTTACAATTCCTTGCATAAGTTTACGAAGATGCTCAAGATGATCCTCAAATGTCATGATGTGCCCCCATTCACTTTCCAAATGCTGGAATTCTGTGAAATGGCGTCGTGTGTGAGAATGTTCGGCACGGAATGAAGGAGCTAAACAATAACAATCACCAACGCCTGGGAGCATCATTTCGAGCGCGAATTGTGAACTCTGAGCGAGATAAGCGGTTATTGGCTTGTCCGATGTTTTTCCGGGATGTTCTACCTTAAACAGGGAAGCACCACCTTCGCACTCAGTTTGCCCCATAATAGCAGGCGTAATCTCCACACAATCCGTCTCCTCAAAGTGTGCACGCATTGCTTTAAGAAGTGCTGCATGACACCTCAAAACCAATGCAAACTTGGGATCCCGGAAATAGAAATGCCGTTTTTCAAGTTTAATTTCAGGACCTGCATCTGGTGGACATTGTTGTTCATAATCTGAAGCACATGATGAAATCACCTTAATCGCATCAACTTGTAGTTCAAAGGGCATTGCTGAAGTCTTTCCTTCAGGGAGAGACTTAATTGTTCCAGTAAACTCGCAATAAGATTGGATTGATAGATCTTTCACATCCATAGCAATCATTGCACTGGACGCAACTGCTTGAATCTGCTGATCACTGTAACCCACTTCAATAAAAGTTTGCTTCTTTCCACTTCTAATCGTTCGCACTTGACCCAAAATCACAACCTTGGAATCAATACATTCACTCAACGCTTTTTGCGTCAAAGGAGTATAAGTTGTCGCCATTGTGTTTTGTTTGTTTTGTTAACTTTATTAAAGTCTGTTTGTTATATGTTTGTCAAAAAGAGATATAATTATGATTAAAATCTTAAGATGTATCAATATATTTGTTAATTCAATTTTTTCATTATTTTTGAGATAAACAACACAGTACCAGCTGATAACATAATACAACTATTATCATGATACCGTAGGCAATAGGAATAATTAGAAATGGCAATGTAATCTGTAAGGAACAAACTGTATTTGTAATATAAATCGGTAATCCCATAGAAAATATTACAACTAAAAATAATATACTCACGAATACTAAATATCCAAATACATTTAATGATTTTTTTATGTTCATTTTTCTTTTATTTTTTTCGATGATAACATAAATATTGACAAATAGCAAAGACGCTAGGATACAACCTATAGTACCAAGAACAATATTAAATTTACTCACATCATGATATAAATCCTTTGGATTCATATCATTACACGGATCATTTCTATAAAATATTCCGACCGCAAATTGGTACAAGGAAAAGATTA